TATTATGAAATAAGATTCCAGAACCTGTTCGGAGCCATAACCATACATCCATTATATCCACCAGACAATTTCTTAGATAGAAGCGAATTTGAGTTATTGCAAGGAGAGGCAGTACCAGAGGAGATAAGGAAAGACAGTGTTCAGGAGATTATTTTCCGTAATGGATATAGCAAGGATTCTAAAGCAATAAAAGCAAGATGTAGATTGAGAACTGGAAAAGGGAGACCAGAGTGGGGAGCTGAACCAGATAAACAGTACTATATTTTAGAAATCCTGAATGTTGAAAAAATGGCAGCAGATAAGACTATATTACAGAAGGCAGGTGATTCGTGAGTGACTAAAGAAAATGAGGATAAAAAGAAATGGTTAAAAAGATATCGTAGAGCCAAAAGGAATCTGATAGTAACCGAACTTGCAGTAAAGGAACTGAAAGCAGCACAGATAATGGGAGCAAAGGGCAATGATGGAATGCCTAAAGGAAAAAATAACAGTTCCGATTTAAGTGATTATATAGTAAAACTGGAAGATAAAGAAAAGGAATATGAGAAAGCTAAAGAAAGTTACATTAAAATTTGTGATGAAATAATAAGTGCTATATATCTACTACCAGATAGCAGGCAACAGATGGTTTTGATATATAGATATATCACATCAGATAACAATGATTGGTCAGAAGTATTAATAAAAATGAGAGAAGCAGGGGAAGCGTATTCAATGCGACAGATATATAATATACATGGCGAAGCACTTAGAAATCTAAAAATATCTTAGAAATTTAGAATAATAAGCTTGACATATGGTACACCATATGATAATATATACTTGTAAGGAGGTGATACATATGTCAGACAAAAAAGAAAAGTCCGAAGACGCATTAAAGACTTGGCTGGTCGGTGCATCAACGGACTTGGTTATCGGAATAATACTTCTTATTCTCGATAAGCTTCTAAGTTAGCTTAGAAAACAAGGAATGGGGCGAAAGCCCTGTTCCACTTAATAATATAACATAGTTTCAAGAAAGGAGCAAATGTATGTTAGGTAAGTTAGGAATATTTTTTATAGCGATAGGAATAGCAAAGATGATTATATACACGGTAAAGAAAGCGAGGAGTAATAGATGCCAGTAGGAGAACCTAATAAGCAGACAATAGCATCTGCCAAGTATCAGAAAAAGGCAGGGTATATATCTAAGTCATATAAGCTTAAGAAAGATATAGTTGAAGCATTTGCTGACAAATGCAAAGAGAACGGAGAGAGTCAGGCGGAAGTTATAACAAGGCTTATGAATGAATACATAAGTAAAAAGCGCTAAGTTGCACCGGTACAACGTATATTAACAATATACTGGCAGCTGGCAAAAGATTGCAGTGAATTGCAGTTTTAAATGTGATATTATGTATTTATAAAAGATTGCAGTAAATTGCAGTTTTAAATGTGTTATAGTATAAACTACAGAAAGAGCAAGGGAATCTTAAACGGATTCCCTTTTTGATTGCAATGGAATTTGATTACAATAGTAAGAGATGGAAACAGAAGAGAGCCAGAATACTAAGGCGGGACAAGTATATGTGTGTTGAATGCAGGAAGTATGGACGACAGAGAGAAGCAGTCACGGTTCATCACATCAAACATGTAGATGAATACCCAGAGCTTTCCTACATAGATTCTAATCTTGAAAGCCTGTGCAATGCTTGTCACAATAAGATGCACCCTGAAAAGGGCGGACATAAAGCATAGCCCCCCTGTTTAAATGAAAAATTTTTAAGCCGTCTGGGACCGGGGAGGGGAACTCTTTCCAACTCTGCAAAAAATTATCAGGGAGGGGGAATGCCAAAATGGAGTCTGAAAAATGGAGAAGAAAAATCAAGGACAATCTCAAGAAATTAGGCACTTATGACGCTGCTTATAACTCTGTCATAAATACCTTGGCAGATACCCTGGAACAGCGCGATAAAGTTTACGGAAATTATAAGAAAAATGACGAAGACATGATTGTTGAGTATACCAATAAAGCAGGCAAGACAAACATGGTAACAAATCCTAAGATTGTACTATGGAATGAGCTTAACAAGACAGCGTTGTCGTATTGGAAGGAACTTGGATTGACACCTTCCAGCTTAAAGAAGATTGGAGGGGCAAGACCAGAGGAGAAGCCGACAGGTCTTGCAGCAGCACTTGCTTCAATTGAAAGCTAAGAACTGGAGTACAGTAATTGAATATGCAGAATCAATACGAGATGGAAAGAAAGTAGCTTGTTTGGAACTTAAGCAGGCAGTAGACAGATTCTTTCGTGATCTGGACAATCCAGAATATGAAGTCAATCCAAAAGCTCCAGAATTCTGCATACAGATAATTGAAAAAACAATAAAGCATCAGCAGGGAGAGCGTATCGATGGAACACCATTGAGAGGCACTCCTTTTTTATTAGAGCCATTTCATAAATTTATAATATATAACCTTGTTGGTTTTTATCACAAGGGTACAGGCATTGTAAGATTTCATGAGGCTCTTATATTTATACCGCGAAAGAACATAAAGACTTCTTTTGCAGCTGCATTAGCATGGGCGTTGTCATTATGGTACAGGCGTTCAGGGTCAAAGGTTTATATTGCTTCAGCGGCATTAATGCAGTCGCTTGAAAGCTTTAATTTCCTTGATTACAATGTCACAGCAATGGGGGAAAAGAAAGTAAGAGGAAAGAAAGGGGGAAGCGTAAATGTTATTGATAACAACAATGAGCACAGTATGGAAGCCACCCTCCCGGATGGGAGCTTTTATATAAGAGCATTAGCAGCAAATCCGGATGCACAGGATTCTCTTAATTGCAATATTGCAATAGTTGATGAAATACATGCTTTAAAAAAGCCAAAGCAATATAATCTTTTCAAAGAAGCTATGAAAGCATATACCAATAAGCTGATTATAGGTATCTCAACGGCAGGAGATAATGAGAATTCATTTTTGGGAAACAGATTGAAATATTGCAGAAAAGTGTTAGATGGGACAGTTAAAGATGAACAGTACTTTATATTTATGTGCTGTGCTAATCCTGATGAGAATGGCGATATTGATTATACGAATCCGGAAGTTCATGAAATGGCCAATCCTGCTTACGGTGTTTCAATCCGTCCTGAAGAACTGCTGAATGATTCATTACAGGCACAGAATGATCCACAGCAGAGAAAAGATTTCTTGGCAAAGTCATTAAATGTATATACATCTGCTATTAAAGCATATTTTGACATTGAAGAATTTAGAAGGTCCGATTCTAAGTACAGTTGGACACTTGAACAGTTAGCAAAGCTCCCAATAAAATGGTATGGTGGCGCAGACCTGTCAAAGATGCACGATCTTACGGCTGCATCGTTATATGGTAATTATAACGGGACAGACATAATAATACCTCATGCATGGTTTCCTGTTACAGCAGCATATAAAAAAGCGGATGAGGATAATATTCCTCTGTTTGGCTGGAAAGATAATGGCTGGCTGGATATGTGCAACAGTGCAACTGTTAATCATGCGGATATAGTTAATTGGTTTATAAGCATGAGAAAGAAAGGATTCAAGATTGTTGAAGTTGGACATGACAGAAAATTCTGCAGGGAATATTTTATTGGAATGAAAAGAGCCGGCTTTAAGATTGTTGACCAGCCACAGTATTTTTACAAGAAATCAGAAGGTTTCAGACACATAGAAAAAGCTGTTAAAGATGGTAAATTGTACTATCTTCACTCAGAAGCTTATGAATATTGTGTTGAAAATGTGAGCGCAATAGAAAAAACAGATGACATGATTCAATATGATAAGGTTCAGCCGGAGCAGCGAATAGATATATTTGACTGCTCTGTTTTTGCGTGCATAAGGTATTTGGAAAATCTGGAAAAATCCAGCATTGCGTCAGGCTGGTTTGGAGGAAGTAAAAAGTGAGTAAAAGAAGAAAGAAACAAAATGTAAAAAGAGATGCTTCAGTTGGATTCCTTCTTTCTGGAGATGCATATACGACGCTATGTGGTGATGGATATACTCCATTAAACAAAAATCCGGAAGTAGTGACAGCATGTGGAGTAATAGCAGAACTGATTGCGTCAATGACAATTTATCTGATGTGTAATACAGACAATGGCGACATAAGGATTAAGAATGAATTAAGCAGGAAGCTTGACATTAACCCTAACAGATTCATGACGAGACATACATGGGTAAAGTGGATTGTAATGAATATGTTGCTTGGCGGAAAAGGGAATGCAGTTGTATATCCAACAACGGACGATGGCATATTAGGAGATATGATATTAATCCCACCAAGTCAGACATCATTTCTGCAGGATGGATATGGATATCAGATAGGGATAAATGGACGATATTATGATCCTGATAATGTACTGCATTTTGTATATAACCCGGATGAAAATTATCCATGGAAAGGCCGCGGGATAACGGTTGAGCTTAAAGATGTAGCCCAGAATCTTAAACAGGCATCAGATACAAAGAATGCATTCATGTCAAACAAGTTTCAACCAAGCCTGATTGTTAAAGTAGATGCCTCTGTAGAGGAGTTCCAGTCGCCAGAAGGCAGAGAAAAGTTATTAGAGGATTACACAGCGGGGGTAGAACAGGGAAGGCCTTGGATGCTGCCTGGAGAAATGATTGATATAAAAGAGATAAGACCATTGACTCTAGGAGATTTAGCATTAAACGATTCTGTTGTTCTTGATAAAAAGACGGTTGCATCTATTGTTGGAATACCAGCATTTCTTTTAGGTGTAGGAAATTACAATAAAGACGAATATAACAATTTTATATCGCGGAAAATAAAGGCAATTGCGGAAGAAATTGAACAGGAATTATCAAGAAAATTGCTGATAAGTCCTAACTGGTATTGGAAATTCAATGTCCAGAGCCTTTATGCGTATGATATTAAAACAATCAGTGATGTATACAGCAATCTCTATGTAAGAGGTTTGTTTACGGGAAATGAGGTAAGAGATAAGCTTGGGGCATCTCCTATGGAGGGACTTGATGAACTTGTCTTATTAGAAAATTATATTCCACTGGATAAGATAGGAGACCAGAAAAAACTTATACAGGAAGGAGATACGGATGGAAATTAAAGATATAGGAATGCAGATTCGCTCTGCAGAAAGTAAATTTAATACGAGGGAAGACGGAGAAGACCTTTACATTGAAGGATACTTCTCCGTTTTTAATAGCAACTATGAATTATGGCAGGGAGCAACAGAATCTATTGATTCTCACGCTTTCGACAATGCGCTTAGTGATGATATCCGGGCACTGGTTGACCATGACACGCACTTAGTACTTGCAAGGAATAAAGCAGGCACACTTGAATTGAAAATTGATTCACGCGGATTGTGGGGAAAAATCAGAATCAATCCGAAAGATTCTGATGCAATGAACCTATATGAAAGAGTGAAGCGTGGAGATGTTGACCAGTGTTCTTTTGGATTTGACATTCTTGACCAGGAAGCCGAGTACCGGGAAGATGGAACAGTTCATTGGACAATCAAGAGCGTAAAGCTGTATGAAGTATCAGTATGCACATTCCCGGCATATGAGGACACTTCGGTGTCAGCTCGTAAGAAGGATTACGAGGATATCAAAAAGAGATGGTTAGAATTGTGGAAAACACAGATGACTGCACGAATTAAAGGAGGAAAATAATGGCATTAAAGGCATTAATGCTTCGTAAGAAGCTCACAGACGCAAAGAAGGCTCTTGATGAAGCAAGAGCGAAGACAGCCACTTTTGAGACTAGAGAAGCAGAGCTTGAACAGGCTATAAGTGAAGCTGAAACTGATGAAGAAAAGCAGGCTGTAGAAGAGGAAGTTGAAAAGTTTGAAACAGAGAAGAAGGAACATGATGAAGAGGTTTCTAAGCTGGAACATGATGTAGCTGCTATAGAAAAAGATCTTGCAGATACAGAGGCTGAACAGCCAAAACCAGCGGCAAAGCCAGAAGAGAGAGGAGAAAGAAAGACAATGACAACAAGAAAATTCTATGGAATGGATATGCAGGAAAGAGACAGGTTCTTCGCCGATGATGGAGTTAAGAATTTCCTTGGCGAAATCAGATCATGTATCAAGGAAAAGAGAGCATTAACCAATGTTGGATTAACAGTACCAGAGGTAATGCTTCCACTTATCAGGACTAAGGTAGAGGAAACATCTAAGCTTGTCGGAAGGGTAAATCTTGCTACAGTGAGTGGTAAAGCAAGGACAAGAATAATCGGCACAATACCGGAAGCAATATGGACAGAAATGGTTGGAACACTTAATGAACTTGATCTTAAGTTTTATGATGATGAAGTTGATGGCTATAAGGTGGGAGGCTTTATTCCAGTGCCTAATTCTATACTTGAAGATAATGATGTAGACCTTGCTTCTACTATTATTGATGCATTAGGTAAGGCAATTGGAAAAGCGCTTGATAAAGCTATTGTGTATGGAACAGGAACAAAGATGCCATTAGGTATAGTTACAAGATTAGTACAGGCTGCACAGCCTGAAACATATAGCGCAACAGCAAGACCATGGGCTGATTTACATGAATCACACATAATTACAGGAACAGGTGCTGCAGGACTTAATCTTTTTAAAGAAATACTCACTAATTCAGGTGTAATTGAAAATGATTACATTGAAGATGGTCTGGTATGGCTGATGAATAAGAAAACACATGATAAGATTAAGATTCAGTCCCTTGATAAGAATACTAACGCTCTTATTGTTGCTGGCATGAATAATACAATGCCACTTATCAATGGAGATATCATTGAACTTTCATTTATACCAGATGACAATATTGTATTTGGATATTTACCAGCATATTTACTTGCACAGAGAGCAGGCACAGAAATAGGTCAGTCAGAGCATGTAAGATTCATTCAGGACCAGACTGTATTTAAGGGAATTGCGAGATATGATGGAAAGCCTGCAATTGCTGAGGCATTTGGTGTACTCACAATTTCATCAGCTGCACCGACAACAACGGTAACATTTCCAACAGATACAGCTAATTAAGAGAGGTGATAAGCTTTGGACAACGCAAGTATATTGGAAATTATGAAACAGGATATAGGCATATCAGTTGAACTTCCACCAGAAAGAGAAGCATTTTTAACTAATTACATTGAGTTGGCCAGAGCTGCCATCGCAAGGGAAGGCATAACCGTTCTTGATAATATTGAGGACGGTATGCTTGTTGAAATGTATGCATCATATCTGTACCGAAACAGGAAAGAGGATAAACCTATGCCGAGAATGCTAAGGCTGGCACTTAATAACCGAAAATTAAGCAGGAAGGAGTTAAGTGATGGAGGGATATCTTGAACTTATAACGCCTGTATATGAAAATGATGAACTGAACCAAAGCATTAAGACAGGAGAAAAGGTTGATTCTGTATGGGTTGAAGAAATATCTGTTACACGGAGTGAGTTCTATAATGCCGGTAATAGCGGGCATAAAGCACAGTTAGCATTTACGACAGCCTCAGCAAACTATAGCGGTCAGAGTGAATGCAGATTTTGCAAGAAAGCATACAGCATATATCGTACATATAAGTCTGATAATGAGACGATTGAACTTTATCTTGAAGAAAAGGTGGGAATAATGTGAAGATAGGAATAGATAGTTTGTCAGAAACCGTAGCACAGGAATTAAGCAATTATTCAAGAGAAGTAAATAAGACTCTGCGAGATGAGGTGAAAACAACAACTAAGCAATGTGTTAAAGATATCAGGGAGGCTGCTCCAGAGGATACGGGAGCATATAAGAAGAGCTGGACATCCAAGGTTCAATATGAAAGTGAAGATGATATCAGGACAGTTGTATATGCAAAGGGAACAGGAGCAAGCTTAACACATCTTCTTGAGAATGGACATGCGAAGGTTGGCGGCGGAAGAGTAAAAGCATATCCACATATTGCTCCGGCAGAAGAAAAAGCAAGTGAAAGCTTGTTTAACAGAGTGAAGGTGAGATTAGGAAAATGACGCTTGGAGATTTAATAAAAATATTAAGTACAACAAGTATTCCAACAACATACAGAGCATTTGAAGAAGGGAAGTCGCCAGGGCTTCCCTTTATATGTATAGTTGATGCAGATACAGATAATTTTTTTGCAGATGGCAAGGTATGGCATGAAATTCATGCAGTTAATATTGAGTTGTATACGAAGAGTAAAGATATAGAAACGGAAAACAAAGTAAAAAAGGCACTTAATGATAACGAGATACCATGGCAGCAGACGGAGGTATACATTGAATCAGAAAAGTGCTATGAGCAAATATTTAGTATGGAGGTATGACATGGGAAAGAATAAGGTTAAGTACAATCTTAAAAACGTACATATTGCAGTAAAAAAGGCATCTGGGACATATGACACACCATTTGAGTTACCCGGAGCGGTAAATATGTCACTTAGTCCACAGGGAGGACTTGAACCATTTTATGCGGATGGTATCAAGTATGCTGTCAGTTCGACTAATAATGGATATGAAGGAGATCTTGAGATTGCTCTTGTTACGGATGAATTCAGAACACAGATATTTAAAGAGTACACAGATAACAATAAAGTTATGTTTGAAGATGCAGATGCACCGACAGTAGAATTTGCGCTTGGCTGTCAGATTGATGGAGATGCGAAAGAGACAATGTTCTGGTTTTATGGCTGTACAGCAACAAGACCGAATGTTGATGCACAGACCAATGAGGATAAGAAAACACCGCAGACGGATAAGCTCACAATATCTGTTGCCGGTGATGATTTTAATGTTGGCGGAAAGAAGAAACGACTGGTAAGAGCCAAGTCAACAGAGGAAACCACTACTTCACTGGAAACATGGTTTGAAAATGTTGTTTCACCGGTTGAAGCTGCATAAGGAGAATAATTATGGCAACAAAAAGAAATATAGAAATTGGTGGTATAGTATGCCACTTTAGAAGCTCAGCAGCAGTACCAAGAATATATCGACTGATGTTTTCAAGGGATTTGTTTAAAGACATGTCAAAGCTGGCAGATGAATTGGATAAATCAAACAGACTGGAAGAGAAAGAAAAGAAAAAGGCTGAAGCAGAGGGCAGGGCTTATGTTAAGTCAAGCACCCTGCCTCTTTCATCTTTGGAAATGTTTGAGAACATCGCATATGTTATGGCTAAACATGGAGACCCGTCACAGCCAGATAATATAGAGGAGTGGCTGGATCAATTTGAAATGTTTGATATTTATGAGATTTTACCTCAGATATTAGACATGTGGAAAATTGAAACACATCAGGAATCAGAACCAAAAAAAGTGTAGGCGAGATTGACAGAGAACTTAATACTCCTTTGTATTTGCTTAGGGTTGTTCAGTTAGGGATATCAATATCAGATTTAGAGCTGTTAAGCATAGGATTGGTGAATGATATGTTTATTGAATATAACAACGATGATTGTGAGTATGCAAGAAAAGCAACGCAGGAGGATATAGACGCTTTATAGGAGATAAGTATGGCTGGAACAAAAATAAGAGGAATAACAATAGAGATTGGCGGCGATACATCAGGTCTTAATAAAGCACTTGGTTCGGTTAATTCGCAGATAAAAAGCACCCAATCTCAGTTAAAAGATGTTGAGAGATTATTAAAATTAGATCCAAGTAATACAGAACTTCTTACACAGAAGCATAAACTTCTTAAAGAGGCTGTTACAGAGACTAAGGATAAACTTAAGACATTAAAAGAAACACAGGATAAAATAGATAGTGGCAAGGTTACTACATCGAAAGAAGCTTATGATGCCTTAAAAAGGGAAATAGTGAGTTGTGAAACGAGTTTGAAAGACTTGGAGAAACAAGCGGCACAGAGCAATGTCAGTTTAGTAAAAGCGGGACAGGCATTTGATGGTATAAGCCAAAAGACAAGCGGTGTTGGCAAAAATATGTCGAAATTAACAGCTACTGTTGCAGGAGTAGGAGCTGCAGGAATAGGTGCGGCAATGTCGCTGGATGATGGATATGATACGATTATTACAAAAACAGGCGCAACAGGAAAGGTACTGCAAGAACTGAATGATGTCGCTGATGATATATATAGCTCAATGGCTGTATCAATGGAGGATGTGGGAATAGCAGTTGGTGAAGTTAATACAAGATTTCAGGCAACTGGAAAACAACTTCAGGATTTATCAGAGGAATTTTTAAAATTTGCACAAATTAATGGAACAGATCTGAATACTTCTATAGATACAACTGATGCAATAATGACCAAGTTTGGTATTGACACATCAAGAACATCTAATGTTTTGGGCCTATTTACTAAAGTTGGTCAAGATACGGGAATATCAATGGATACATTGCTAAACAGTCTGCAAACAAATGGTGCATCATTGCAGGAGCTAGGCTTTAGCCTTACGCAGTCTACCATGTTACTTGCTCAGATGGAAGCAAGTGGTGTGGATACAACAATTGGTATAACATCACTAAAGAAGGCTGTTACTAATCTTACTGACAGCGGGAAACCATTAAATACAGCATTGTCAGAAGTTATATCATCAATAAAAAATGCAAAAAGTGATACAGAAGCATTAAATATTGCGTCATCAACATTTGGAAGTAAAGGTGCTGCTGAAATGTCGAAAGCTATAAGAGATGGAAGGTTAGATATAAACGATTTGGCAGCATCATTGCAAAGCTATGGTTCTGTAGTATCAGAAACATTTGAAGAAACACAAGACCCATGGGACGAGGCAACAATTGCCACTAATAATCTCAAACTTGCCGGAGCAGATTTAGGTTCAACTTTATTGGAAACATTAACACCTAAAATAAATAGTACGGTTGAAGCAATTAAAAATTTTGCACAATGGTTCAGAAGCTTATCAGATGAACAAAAAAACATCATATTGATAATTGCCACATTAGTGGCAGCAATAGGACCGCTTTTTATATTTATTGGTAAAATGGCTAGTGGAGTCTCGGCAATAATAAAAGTTGTTCAGGTACTGATACCTATAGTGAGCTCTTTAAATGCTGTATTAGCTGCGAATCCTATAATATTAATAATTACAGGAATTACAGCTCTGATAGTTGCAATTGTACTTTTGTATAATAAATGCGAGTGGTTTAGAGATGGCGTTAATGCTGTCGTAGGAACAATAGTAGATTTTGCAAAAGAAGTGTGGGATAAGATAAGCACATTTTTTACTGAAACTATTCCAAATGTTTTTGACGCTGTAATATCTTGGTTTAAAGATAACTGGCAAGGTCTTTTGCTCCTTTTAGTGAATCCGTTCGCCGGAGCTTTTAAACTATTATATGATAACTGTGAAGGATTCAGAAATTTTGTAAATGGTTTTGTAGAAAAAGTAGTGGATGCATTTACAGGATTTGCGTCTGACATAAAAGAAAGAGCTGTAAGCATAGGAACACATATTACAGATGGAATTGAAGTTGCAATAGATTATATTCGTGATTTACCACACAAAATGACAGAGTGGGGCAAAGATATGATTGATGGATTTGTAGCAGGAATAAAATCAAAAGTAAGTAATGTTGAAAATGCTGTTATAGGTATAGGCAATAAAATTAAGAGCTTTCTTCACTTTTCAAGACCAGATGAAGGTCCTTTGCGCGATTATGAGACTTGGATGCCTGATTTTATAGGAAGAATGGCAGAACAGATAGAGCAACAGAAGGGCAAAATAACTAATGCTGTACAGAGTATGGCGGGGGAAATGAAATTTACACCAGCTATAGCAGGTACATCTAGCACAACAAGTAACACCACAAATGTATTTAATGGAAATTATAAGTTTAATGATAAGTCTGATATTGATTATTTCATGAATCAGGCGGCACTTAGACTGAAAGGAGCACGATGATAGTTAATGGTACAGATGTAAGGACTAAATATGGTTTTAATGTTGTATGGCTTAGCCAGACGATAAACCCTCGGACGGTGAATGTATATAATAATTGGCTTGATGGTGCAATAGACCCAGCTAAATATAAGAAGACAAAGTATACAGAATTTGAGATATACATTGAAATGCTTGTTAAATCTGAAAGTAAAGAAGATTGTGAAAAGTTAATGAGTTCTCTGATGGCAGACTTTGAATCAGGAATTGTTCAGCTGGATGACATGGAATTCTTATATAAGTTTGATATGGCCAAGGAGCAGAGAGAATTAAAGAAAAGATGGTTATATCATTATGAATTGACATTAACAGGTCATGCAAAACTTGGAAAGCCAGTTAATGAGAGCTTTACAGGAACAAAATACACAACAACTATTAAAGGCACAGCAGAAACTCCTGCTGTGCTTTCTTTAACATCAGATATTGCGTTAGGAAGTCTTACAGTAGAAGGTTTAACTGAAGATATTATTACAATTTCCAATGTTGGAAGAAACACAAATATTCTGATTGACGGAGAATCATGTGTGATAACTGAAAATGGCGAGGATATATTTGATAAAGTTGATTTATGGAGCTTTCCAAGGGCAAGTCCTGGAGATATTACAATTAAGCTGGGAAGCACATGCAGTGCAAAATTAAGCTATTATCCAAGATATATTTAAGGAGGCAATATGAAACTTAAGTTAGGTGAAATAAAAGAGGAGATAATTGGACTACGGAAGGTCTATGATAAGAAGCTTCCGGTGGCATTAAGCTATTCTATAGCTACCAATGAGAAAATGCTTTTTGAAAAGTATAAAGAAGTTGAGGAACATCGCGAAAAAATATTCAAAGAGGTTTGTCTGAAAGATGATGACGGTGTACCAATTATGCTTGAAGATGAGAAAAAAGGCACTAAGGAATATACATTTGAAACAGATGCTATAAAGAATGAGGCAATTTCTAAGGTAGAAGAACTTTATGAGCTTGATGAAGATTTTGACATTAGAACAGTAACGATGAATGTTATTGAGCTTACAGAAACAGATCCTAAGTATGATATTCTTACAGCACAGGATATGTCAGCATTATTATTCATGATTAAATAAGAGGAGGAGCGGCTATGCTGAAATACATTGATAAAAATGGCAAGAAAAAGCCGCTAATTGAATATTCGAATCTGTGTATTGAAGAGGTGCTTGACTATGGAGATAAGACATTAACATGTAATGTTTCTATGAAATGTTCTGTGGCACTGGAGGATATAATCAGGACCAGAACCAATGAATATGTAATAAAGCAGAAAAACGGACTGGCTGATGATGGTACATATACAGTAACAGCAAAACTTAACATTGACGAGCTAGAAGGGACTCCTTTTATATCGTTTGATACAACTGAAAAAACAGCACTGGAGGCAGCTCAGTTAGCTCTTGCTGGTACTGGGTGGACATGCGAATGTGATGTAAAAAAGAAGCGTACTATAAGAATGACAAATGCCTCATCATGGGAAATATTAAAAAAGATAGTTGATACTTATATGCTGGAAATGCAAATTGACAGTATAAATAAGGTTATCAGATTAAAGGAAAAAATTGGTTCGTATAAGGGAGCATATTTTACAGACCAGATCAACTTGATATCTTTAGAGAGCCAGGCGAATACAAATGATTTTTATACAAGGATTTATCCAATAGGAAAAGATGGACTGACAATTAAAAGTGTAAATAATGGCAGTACCGTATTGGAAAATCATATATATAGTTCTAAAAATAAGACATATATATGGAAAGATGAAAGATATACGGATCCGCAAAGTCTGAAAGAAGACGCTGCCGAGAAGCTGGCAGATATGGCACAGCCATATATTGCATATAGCTGTTCAATACTTGATTTGTCTCAGAACAGCAAGAAATATAAGAATTACAATATTGGAGATGAAGTTGTATTAATAGACAGCTTTTCTAAGACGAAGATTAAGCAGCGAATAAAAAAGATATCTAGATATCCGGATGATCCGAGTAAAGATACATGCGAAATTGCTAACCTGAAGCTTACATTTACTGAGATGCAGCAGAAACTTAACGATGCAGCAGACACAGTGAATAATATTACAACTGACAATGGAACAGTAGATGGCAGCTCCATAGATGATATGGATGCCAATAAACTAACAAATATTGATGATGTAGTATCTAAAACGGAAAGCTTTAAGAGCATTAAAACAGAAGTATTAACTGTTACAGGTGAGTTACAGAGTGCATCAGGTAAGATAGGAGAACTTGAAACCAATAAACTTGATTCAGAAACGGCAAGGATTACATATGCAACAATAGAAAATTTAAAAGGCCTTTCTGGAGAATTTGAACAGTTCAAGACGAATGATTTTACTGCGGTAACAGCAAAAGTTAATGACCTTACTGTCGGCGTGGAAAAAGTAAAGACTCTGATGTTTGGCTCTGCCACAGGCGAAAGCATTACTACAGATTTTGCCAATAGTGTTATTAGCATGATAGGTACAGCACAGATTAAGGACTCTATGATAGATTCTTTAGATGCAAAGAAAATAAAGGCCTTGGACATTGATACCACAGATGTTGCAGTACATAGCAAAGACGGTTTGAGTAGATGGTCTGATAATACGATACAGATAAGTGATTCTAAGCGTGTTCGCGTTCAGATAGGTAAAGATACATCTGGAGACTATAACATGTATGTGTGGGATGTAAAGGGCAACCTGATGTTTGACGCGCTAGGTCTTACAGAACAGGGAGTTCAACGTGAGATAATCCGCAACGACATGGTAAAAGAAAATGCAAATATATCTGCTGGAAAACTGGATATAGCAAGCCTTTTTAGTGTTATTAACAATGATGGCACACATACGCTTAAGAGCAACAAGATATATCTGGATGATGCAGCACAGACACTTAATGTTCTTCTGCAGGATATAAAAACCGGTTCTGGAAAGGATTATTCTGAATGGGGAAGCTTATTAAAGCAGTCTGATGATTTTATAACACAGAAGCTTTGGTGGACTGAGAACATAGATGGAACCAGCGTTAAGGAAAAGTTTTCTAATGTAAACCAGACATTGCAGGAATACAGTGTAAGCCTGTCTAATCTAGCCAAGTACGATGATGAAATCTATTTAATATCTTATGTGCCAACAAAGGATAATTATCCGGCTTGGGATTGGTGTGTTCCTGTTTATCCATCAGACACACAGTTTCCACGCGAAGAAACATGGCAGTATAACGATACTGAGTGGGATAAGTATATTGGAAAGGTTGCTTACTGGGAGAGTGAAGGCAGAGCATGGCGTTTCATTCGTGATACAGATGGAAGCCATGGTTGGAAAGAGATACCTAATTCGGAAACAGCTTATATGCTGAAGCAAAATTCTGCCTTGAGAATAAATTTGGATAGCATAAGCAGCAGTTTATTGTTGACTCAGCAGGATTTGAAGGATAATTACAGCACGACAATGCAAATGAATAATGCAATAACCCAGTCTGTAAGCAAAGAAAGCAATAGTATAAAGTTAGAAGTCTCTAATAATTATGCTACTAAGAAGAATCTTGAAAGTTATGCCACAACTGACAGCCTTGAAAGCTATGCTACAACAGCTAGTTTAACGGCATTTATTAAAAATGAAAACGGACAGCTTCGTTCTGCGATTGAAGCGATTGCAGACACCATAAATATTACAGCTAGAGGAGGCTTAAATATTTCCGGTGATAGATTTACGCTTGCATCTACCAATACGACTATTACAGCGGATGGAACGATAACATGCAAAAAATTAAATGCTAAAGGCAGCACAATAGGCGGCTACGCAATCAATGATTACACTTTAGTAGGTGCACAAGTTGGCATAAGTAGTAAAAGTGGATACGGTTGGGCTTTTTGGGCTGGCTCAGATACACCTGACAAAGCTCCGTTTAGAGTTGGACATACAGGAGAGATACATGCAACAAACGCTGATATTGAAGGAACAATAAAAAGCAACAATGCAACAATAACGGGAGGCTCTATTAAAATAGATACATCTAATAGTGGGGAAAATATAATACTTCTTAATTGTAGTTCAAGTTCACTAGGTCTTGCACCAGATGGTATGTCCGTCACTAATGGGTCTGCAACAACAATTATAGGCGCAGAGAATATTATGTGTAATCAGGGGGATGGTTCTATATCGTGCAAAAAAATGATTGTAAGCAATAATGCGGAAATATATGGGAGCTGTTATACCTATGATTACTATTATATATGGTCTGAAGGTGGTTGGATGGAATTATCACAATGGATTAGGCAAAAATTAGGTATATAAATCCGCACAGCGGTAGAAAGGAATTAAGTTATGTTAAATACAACAAAGAGTACGTCAGTGAGCGGAAATAGCTCTATAGAGGGAAAGACTGTAGTCACATTTTCAGCCAATATACCTTCATCAGGAGAGATTTCTCTTAGTAAAAGAATTCAGAATAAAAAAACGTATCTTGAAAATCAGGACGAATGCGATACAGATTACGCTAATTTTGAAACGGAAGTAATGGCAGCAATTAAGGAGATGTAATTATGAGTTTATCCGGATTTATAGCCTACAAAAGAGTAGGTTGGACAGGACAGACACCGTGGAACCCAACCAACCTTAACATAATGGATAAGGGAATCAAAGATAACAATGACATGATTGCTAATCTCAGAAGCGAGGTAAGTGCACTAAACAGTAATATTGACGTTAAAAACTGCTTTTGTAAAAATATTGCGAGTGATGGTACTTTTGAGGGATATGGATATAACTACTGTTATTATAACAAATCTACTAAAACAGGGATTTTATACTTTGCTTCCAGAATTGAAACACCAGATTCTACATTAAATAATTTTTCTGGATATTATGATGTCGAATCAGTTTTAGAAAAAATGAGCATTGATTTTAATACAATACTAGAAAGTAATTATATTCCATATGATTCTGCAGGTGTAGTTCGACAAAAGCTGGTTGGATATGGAACGACATTATTATATAGTTCCGCAAACAAACATTATGCTTTTGCAAGATACTACACAAAAGATGGGAAGAAAGGAGCGTGGGCAACTACTGAATTTAAGAAAGACGATTATATTACAGGCTCACTTATATTTAGTTAAGTTTCGAATGCTGCCTTAGTAATTGTACCGTCGTATTTAATATTATTACTGTTTTGTGAACATATAACAATGGAAAAAATGAAATTGCACCAGTAACAGAAAGGATATTGACTTATGGAAAAATTAAAAGTAATTGTAACAGCGGTGTGGAGCATTATATTAAGTGCCCTGGGAATTTTGGCTATTCCAGTATTATTATTGGTAACATGTAATCTAATAGATTATTTCACAGGTATTGCGGCTTCTAAATTTAGAAAGCAGCAAATAGATAGTTATAAAGGAATAAGAGGGATTGCAAAGAAAATATGTATGTGGCTTTTGGTGGGAGTTGGTGTGATAGTAGACCAGCTCCTTTCTTATTCTGCAGGTGTTATTGGAATAACATTGCCATTTACATTTTTAGTGGCTTGTGTTGTGGCAATATGGCTGATCTGTAACGAAATTATAAGTATATTGGAAAACATCAATGATATTGGCGTAACACTTCCACCATTCTTGCAGCCTATTGTTAAGAATTTAAAAAGTCAGGTGGAGCAGAAAACAGCAATTGATAACAATGATCAGGAGGATAAATAA